GGCTCAGTCATGGCGCGTGCATCGGCCAAGCAGAAGCTCGAAGCGGTAGCTGCCCGCATGGCAGCATTTAACTAGGAGAAACCATGAAGCCAAACTTATATGAGGCAGCGCGTGCGCTGACGACCGCAGGGTTTTCGGCGGACATTTACTTCAACCCATCGCAGATCACCAACCGCCTGAAGAAATCAGTTCAGCGGCAGATCATTTGCTGCTCGGCCATTGGCGGTTACAAGTCACAATCCGCACGCATTGCAAGTCAGTTGATGTCTCAGTATGAGATTCCGCACTCTAAATCGTACTGGGGATTACACGTGCAATTTCAAAGCAAGGAGTCGCAAAGCCAAGCAGTAGCAATCTTGCAAGCAGACTTGGCAGCTTATTTGCTGGATGCCCCATTCAACGCAGACTACGAGAAACGCAGAGCACTAAATGCAATCGAAACGATCAACAGAGGCGAGGAGGCATACGTTCACTTACACATTTCTGAGTTCTCAAAGCAGTTGCTCAATCTCATGACTGACAGCCTACCGCCTGAAGTAAGAGCAAAAGCAGCAGCATTGGCAGCGCGGCTCGATGATCCGACACCTATCAAAATCAACCTGAAAAACTGGAGTATCTAACCATGGCAGTTACATCACTTGACAAAGCCAAAGTGTCCATCGTGACACAGCATCCGTTCTTTGCGTCTATCCTCATGAAGCGCAAGCTCATCGAAGACATGACTATTCCCACAGCAGCAGTCGACCAGCGTGGTCAGATTTACTACAACCCAGTGTGGTTCGACAAGCTGTCAGTCGACGAGATTGTGTTCGTGTTAGCCCACGAGATCGGTCACGTTATAGGTCAGCATGCGTTGCGCCGTGGTACTCGCCATGCCAAGAAGTGGAACATCGCAGGCGATGCGTGGATCAACGATATGCTCAAGGACGCAGGCGTCGGCTCTCCGATTACAGGCGGCGTGTATATGCCCGGCTCCAAAGACCGGACTGTCGACGAGATATATAACGAGTTGCCCGACACTCCTGATGGCCCCGGTGGTACAGGTGACGACATCATCGAGCGCGGTGGTCAACTGTCTGACGAAGAAGCTACTCGCATCGACGCTGAGACTCGTGTCGAGATTGCCCAAGCAGCGCAGGCAGCGAAGGCGCAGGGTAAGATGCCCGGTGCGTTGGCCAAGATTGTTGCTGACCTCATCGACCCCGGCACACCGTGGCATGACATCCTCGAGCGTTACATGACATCGTTCACTCGCGGTGACTACACATGGGCTCGTCCTAACCGACGCTTCTCTGACGTAGCGTATCTGCCAAGCACTGGCAAGGTTGCCGAGATGGGCGAGGTTGTCATCCAAGTCGACGTGTCAGGCTCCATCAGCAAGCAGGAGTTGGATTACTACAACGGTCATATGCAGCGTATCGTCTCTCAGTGTAACCCCGAGCGTGTCCATGTCTTGTATGTCGACACTGATGTATGCAAGCACGAAGTGTTTGAGCAAGGCGAGGAAGTAGAACTGACGTTCTATTGCGGCGGCGGAACTGATATGGAAGCAGGCTTTGCTTTCCTTGACAAGCAGGGTATCACGCCAGAGGTTTTCGTGTGTCTCACAGATGGCTATACCGATTTCAATGTCGCCAATGCGCCAGACTATCCAGTTATTTGGTGCATCTCTAGTGACATCAAAGCTCCTTACGGCGAGAATATATCCTTTTCAATGGAGCAAGCATGAAAGCAGTAGAAATGCTCGACTCGATCATCGAGTCATACGAGAAACTCTTGAAGATGTGTTACGACGCACTTGCAGCAGGCACATCGCAGGACGAACGTGACAAGCTACGCAAAGCAATCGAAGCAACCAAGCAAGACTGAGTATCACGGCCTAACAACGGGGAAGCATATCCCCGAAGGCCTTTCTTTTTTCAACCACCAAGGAAATTACCATGGCTACAGTAGGCATTACCAAAGAACTGCGCGACCGCGTTAAGAGCGTTATCTCCAAAATGGAGTACAAAGAAATCAGGGCAGATGTACCTGAACTTGAGAAGACATACACAATGGATGCAAGCTACTTGTATCACTACGGATGCTGGGGCAAGGAACATATGCACCTCATCCATGAGATTCCACACGACTGGCTTGGCAAAGTAACAGAAAGCAACATCACTGTGAAGGGCGTGATGGACGATGGGCTTACCATCTTGTCTTGCAATGTCAGGTTCAACGGCATGAACGCCTTTAGTCGTCCGAAAGAAGGCTACTACAACAGAACAGAGTCAATCATTGAGTTGCATGATTTGCAAGCCATGCCCGAGGTTGTGTTGGGTCGTGCTGAGTTGCTCAAGCGATGGGAAGATGCAGCTGTTGCCAAGGAAATCAGTGATCGTTGGGTCAAAGTCAAGAATGACATCGACGACTTCTTGAAGAAATGCAAGACGCTTAACGAGGCAGTCAAGCTGTTTCCCAATGTTCGTTTGTACATCGACGGTGATGACCTCGAACGTCTTGATCGCAAGGTCGAGCGCTTGACACAGCGTAAGAAGATCGTTGAGACCATGGCGACTGACGAACTCACAGCAGCAGCTATCGCATCCAAACTCATGGGAGCTATATGACCACAGTAACATACCCTCGCGTGCCCGTTGGGCACCCTGACTACAGATGGACAGCAGGCGCTGATGTGCAGGCCACATGGAGGCGCTTTGGTTGGACACCACCGAGCGAGAGCCGAGCAACCCCCCTACCGCCAAAGGAAGAGCCAAAGATATTCAATCCTCAAATTGTTTATTGGCGCAACAAGTAATCAGCACTCATCAACCATAGGAGCATCGCATGCCTGACTTGCAATCCGAACTCAGGAAACTCGAAACACTTTCTTTTAACGACGCTGGAGAAACAGATCAAATGCCAAAAAATAACTTTCAAACTACCAACAACATCACACGCGAAGTGTTTAACTACGTGCGTGACAATCCCGGGTTACAGCGAAAAGACGTCATCAAAAATCTATCTAGTCGTGGCTTCAAAGATACGTCAATATCTAGCTTAATAGGTCAGTTTTTTAGGCAGAACAAATTCAAGTTCATTCACGGCACAGGTTTGGCCGTAGTGGAAAACGAATACACGCCGCTCAAATCTTTAAGCTCATTTAACAATTCCAAGAAGGTCACCAAAGTGACAGCCAAAAATAAAGAAGTGGCTACGATTGAGGCTGTACCAGTGCAACACGGCGTAGCAGTAAAGGCAATGCTTGGCCGTATGTCCATCATTCAAGCGCGTGAAATGTACGACGAACTCAAACGAATCTTCGAGGTTAAATGTTAACTCTACAACACCCCGCAATTCCCGTAGACCTCTACGGGGACAAGACAATAAGTTTGGAGAAACTCCAAAGGTTTTGCACTGACGTCAACACCAACTTCAGCTCGGTTCAGATGGAAATCTACCGCTTGGAGCAAGAGCTGATGGAGACCAAGATACAGAACAAACAGATGGCCCAGTTGCTTAACTGGATTGCAGTAACCAACCCACAGATACTTGATGAATTTCAAACCACCGCAGCTGCCTTCGAGCAACTCGTACCGAGAAACAGAACAGGAGAGGATGAATCGTGGAAAACCCCTTCGGACGTGTGACCGTTGCAGTAGCTTGGCTGACCCGCTGTCTGGGGTCATGGTGCGCGATCAATGGTGTTGCGGTAAGTGTTGGGTAAAGCGTGTCAACACCAAATAAAAAGCCCCGACAGCTTGTGGCCATCGGGGCGCTAAGACTAACCCGATAGGGTCAGTGTAGGTGAAGTGTGATGTTTATCGTCTTGCAACAACATTCAGGCTCGGGCTTGGGCTCGGGTTTTGGCTCGGGCTTGGGCTCAGGGTACTTCACTTCGTCGTGTTCGACGACGCTCGAAAGAACAGACACGCGATCGTCAGACATCTCAGTTAACCCGAGTATTTGCGTTCGTGTTGCTAGGGTTTGCGGTTTGTGTACCACCGATGTTGATCGCTTGGTTCGTAGCACGAATGCTTTGAGCGGCGTCAGCGATCATGTTGTACAGACCGTTCCACTGTTGTTGCTGTTGCGACTGTTGCTGCGCTTGGTTCACAGTTTGCGTCACGTTGATCTCGTTCTCATGAGACCGGCGAGCAGCCATGTTGTCGCTGCGCAGTTCAATGATAGCGGCATTGGCATCAGACAACTGGCGGTTCAACGTGGCTTCGTACTGAGAAGTAATCAGAGCACGAGTGCGGTCGCCGTCAGCAGTGATGTTCTGCGACAGGGCATAGCGGTTTTCCAAAATGCTCTTATCGACACCATTGATTTGCTGTGCAAGAACCATCGCCATTGCGTTGACAGTGTCTTTGACGCCAGTGATTTGACTCACAGTCGCAGCAGCCACTTGGCTCAATTGGTTTTGGATACCAAGAGATTGCGCAGCTTGAGAGGCTTCCATGGCAGCAGTAGAAACTGCAACCGCTTTGTCCACTTGCCCAATGCTGGCCATCAAGTCCATGTTGGCTTGGTTTTGCTCAGGAGGGTTACGAAGAACCGCACCAGCTACAGCACCAGCACCATCAGTACCACCAAACAAGTTGCCGTTGTTACGCAGCAAAGAACCGAGGATCAGACCACCGATCAGACCACCGCCACCGCCGCCACCAAACAGACCGTCGCCACCGCCACCACCCTTGGTAGCCATCGACATCAACATTGGGCCAAGCCCATCCATACCACTCGAATCAGCCATAATAATTCTCCAGAAAATACCGCCACAGCGGCGGCGTATTCATTGGACTATTTGAGGCACCCCAAGACAATACGACCGAAGTATGTACGACCTTCAGCTATATCCAAAAACCGGAGTCCACCATGGACGAATCACATTTCACACCACGGCAGCGCGAAGTACTTGAGCAGCTATGCACAGGTAAATCCAACAAACAGATTGCCCGAGCGCTTGGCATGGCAGAGGCAACTGTGAAGCTGCACTTGACAGAAATCTTTAAAACGCTGGGCGTCACTACAAGATACCAAGCAGTTATGAAAGCCAGTAATTTTCAGGTGACTGCAATGGAGCCGCCTCGAGATTTGACTGACTTGGAAATACTGGAAGAGTTCACAGACTTAGCGTTCACAACAGGCGACGACAAGTGGTCACAACGTGTCCTGAAGTTTGGACACGCCATAGATAAACGATCAAAAGGAAATTGATATG